GCTGTGAGGAAGAATTAGTTGTCCAAGGAAAGAAATGGGTATTTGTAGCGCTATGCAAAAGAGTAGCAGCAAACATAGCGACATTTTTGGTTTCATTCATAAGACACCTTTAAAGTTCGTATAATTTTAGCACTTCAATAGCTTCTTGCACAGAATTAACTCTATGTAATGGGCCGCCTTTCCAGCCAGCAAACAAAATAATTTGTTGAGGGGTTAGTTTTTTGGCTGCGCCATCTTTTACTTCGATTAAAATGGTTTCATCGTTATAACAAACCATCAAGTCAGGTATACCCCCGCCTACTGTATGTAAAAGAAAAACATCAGCGCCATAATCTCGTAGCGCCTTTACAACATCTTTTTGATTTTTATCAACTTTTTTAGCAAATGACATAATATTCAGTTAGTATTCAATAACTTATTGATTATAGGGGAAATTTAATGGCTGGCTATTATTTAACTGACGAGCAGTTTATAGCCGAATGGCACAAAATAGGTTCACCGCTTGCTTTTGCAAAAATTCATGCAATGTCCGAAAGGGCTGTATATAACCGCAGACGCTCTATTGAAACTAGATTGCAAATTAGTTTGCCTAGCTTTAATGACCAAAGAGTTAATGATTATAAAAAAACTGAGCAAACTGTAGGCAATACTCGCAGAGGCATGGACATAGAAAAAGGTAGAGTCATTGTCTTTTCGGATGCTCACTTTTGGCCTGACCAAACTACCACAGCGTTTAAAGCGCTGTTAGAGATGATTAAAGAGTTTAAGCCTACTGCCATAGTCTGCAATGGGGATGCGCTTGATGGTGCTTCTATTAGCCGTTTTCCTAGGGCTGATTGGGAAAAAATACCATCAGTTAAAGAAGAATTAGACGCTTGCCAATATTTTTTAGGTGAAATTGAAGCTATAGCTAAAGGCGCTAAATTGTATTGGCCATTAGGCAATCATGATGCCAGACTGGAAATGCGTATTATTGAAAATTTGCCCGCTTTTGAAGGTGTTAGGGGCACAACTTTAAAAGAATATTTTCCTGCGTGGCTGCCTTGTTGGTCATTTTGGGTAAACGAGGATACTTGCATTAAACATCGTTGGAAAGGTGGTTTTAGCGCAGGTCGTGCCAATGCCCTTAATTCGGGGGTAAGCATGATTACTGGCCATACGCATCACTTAAGTGTTATGCCTGTCAATGACTACAATGGTGTGCGGTGGGGAGTTCAGACTGGCACATTAGCAGAGCCACATGGGCAACAATTTGCCTATACAGAGGACACGCCAAAAGACTGGAATAGTGGCTTTGTTATGCTGTCATTTGAGCGCAGCAAGTTATTACAGCCTGAAATGATTAGAGTATGGGGAGAAGATGAAGTTGAATTTAGAGGCAAAATACATCAAGTATGAAACTTACCCCATCCATACTGCGTAATTTATATAGCGCAATCTATTGCATGAAGCCGTTTGACCGCTGGGATATGCCATTGCCTGAAGAAATTGAGTTTATTGTTGATAAAGATGTAGAAGCAATGGGCACCTATTTATACGACACAGGCGAGGATTACGAGCATACGATTACCATTTCTTCTGCTCGATGTAGTCACTTAGATACCGTGATTCGTGTTTTATGCCACGAATGTATCCACATGAGCCGTCACAAAACGCACAGGTGGACGCACCACGATAAGGAGTTTCGTAGTAGAGCGCACCGTATTTCGTCTGAATTGGGTTTTGACCCTCTAGAGCTTTAACTCTGTCTGCCGTAGTAAATGTTGTCATTACTCATTGACCTTTCCAAGTTTCTGATTGACTCGTTCCAAAAGCCTCTCCTGGGTAATGCCCCATTTATTTTCAAAACCTTTTGCACCCAATCCGTGAAGGCCGGTGTTTCCACGATGGTGTTCTGGGCAAAGTGGCAAGACAGGGGATGTAGCCCGTTTAGTTCCATACCGGCGCACATGATGGAGTTCTGCCGGTGTGCCTTCAAACCCAAGGACTTCGGAACAGAGAATACATCCGAGTTCTGCAATCTTGTTAAGTGACTTCTTTTCATCCTTAGTTGCCATCAGCCCATTCGTACCATTGTTTGTAATATGCTTTAAAAGATTCCCAACCATTACCAATTAATATACACCCGCCTTGTGGTTGCACTAAATAAAAGTTTTGAATGTTTACTCCATTGTCTGTGTCGCCACGAATAATAACAACAATGAAATCAGGTTTAGCTGCCAATGCTTGCAGCATATATTGTTGGCCTTTGCTTGAATTTTCGTTAGGCCGTTTCCATTCCATTATTAAAAATTTGCCTTTTCTTTCAGCAATACCATCTACATTACTAGGTGTAAAACCTGGTGAAGTAGGAAGCAAGCCAACAAAATCCCCATAATCAATATGAGTGGGCTCAGTACGCATTAGCTTAGCCATTGTTTCCTAACTTGGTCATAAGTAGCAAACTCTAATTTGATGGTTTCGTCAGCTAAGTCATGGGCTATTTTGGTGGCTTTTTCGTATTGGTTTTTAAGAGTAGCTGTGTGGTAGCACTTTAATAGCTTTTGTATACGCAAATAATTTTCAGAATAGTCTGTCATTGGCATTGGTTTGAAACCAACATCTTCATAACCTGGGTGATATGGGGCTTCTTTTACTAATTTATTGGTCATTTAATCTCCAAAGTGCATTTGTCGCCAGAGGCTTTGCGTTCAACAGTAACTTCACATAACCCTTTTACATCTTTGCAAAAATCTGCAATGTAAAGACATAAATTTTCTAATGTCGGTCTACCTAGACCTTCAACATTGTCTAAAAACTTGTGGTCTAGTCGTATTTTTAATGGTTCAATTACCCAACTAAAATGCCCAAAATCTTTTACCATTCCATCTTCATTAGATTCGCCTCTTACTGAAATGCTTGCATGGTAAGTATGCCCATGTATGTTTTCTGACTGCATTTTGGAATGAACATCTACATACCTACTTTTTAATGTATGTGCAGCATCAAAATAAAATGTTTGCGTTAGTTTCAAAATAACCCCTCTTGTTCAACTTGCATAAAATTCCATGTAACTGGTGCATTATGGGCTTCAATTCTAGCTCTCATAACTTGCGCCCTAGCTTCTTTTGTTGGCGGTGGATAATTGCCATTTTTCCAGTTTTTGTCAATTCCTACATTTCTAGCTATGTTAGTGCTATCTGTAGACGCAAATGGAAGTTTAGTAAATATTGCTGGGTCTAGCATACGCAAACCATGAAGTTTACATATAGGCCTACCCATATCATCACAAATAATACGCATTGCTTGACCCATTTTTGACCACCAGGCAGCAGTTCCTACTGTTGCATATTCGCCAGAACTACCAATGCAAACACGCACATAGTAATTAGCTAATTGCTCTAATCTTTCCAAAGACTCATGCATATGCCACACAGGTGCGCCAAACCATTTAGGTAATGGGCAATCTTCAAGCAAAGCGTCATTGTCAGCTTCTGTGCCATCAATTACATCTGGTATACAAGCAAAGTCACAAGAGGGTACTTTTTTAAGGTTTAATGCCCAATCATAGTAAGAATCCCAATTAGTAACTGGTTTACCACTTTTCCATGCGCTAAAAGCCCCATTGTCTATAGCAAATGATTGGCATACTTCTAAAGCCGTACCAATTTGGTCGGCATGAGCATAAGAAACAAACGCATGACCAGCTTGCACAGCATAGTTAGCAACTGTAGCTGGCGTTATAGGAAGTCCGTGGTAATGAATCATAAAAAATGTTCTTTGTTTAAATTATTGTTTTTCATATGTTTTCTAAATTTACGAAATATTGCTTTTAATGCTGATTGGACTTCTGTTTTAGAAATATTCAATTCTTTTGCAATATCAACAACATCCATATAATCGCTATCTCTTTGTTCAGGATAATTGTTTTTAGAGCCTTTTTTTCTCATTTGGTCATCCGTTCTATGTTTCTGTTGCTTGCTTCTGTTGTTCTCCATGCCTCAAATCTCATCTCTGCTGCCCTTAATTGCCAGCGTAGCGCTTCTGCTTCTTCTGTGGCTACTCCAATGGCTTTGCATAGGTCTTGGTATTCTTGGCTTGCGTAGGCTTCCATTTCTTTTGCGGCAATGCTATTGCCTTCTGCTTGAGAGGCCTTAATTGCTTTAAGAGAATGTCTAAAATTTTCCAGCTCTGCGAGTCTGCCTTTTGCAGCAGCATAATCTGGCGCTTTCTTGAAAATGAAGTCAATAGCGTCATTTGGGTCGTAGTCTTTCATTTTAAATTCATCCATAAGCCAATTTGGGCTGCTGCGTAACCTAACCATATAAATGCGTTAGGTGTTGAGCCTTTAAAGTATTGGGCTAAACCTACTACTAAATATCCAAGCCCTGTTGCTGCGACAATGTATTTTTCAATATCCATGTTTCTCCCCTGTTTCCTAGTTCCCATTGCTCAACAAAATCTGCAATAGTTTGTTTGTCAAAATTGTATTTAATTAAATAAGCTCTAAATTTTTCTTTGCCCCATTCCTTTCTATATTTAAGTAATTGCCTTATCTTGCATTGGTGCCTGTGTTGCTGCATATTTTTTAAACTTTTCTGAAATTATTTTAGGCACAGTTGTGTCCCAGTTAATACTGTGGTGCAATCGTTTATTGCTTTGGCCCATTTGTCTTATTTTAACGCTAGACGGGTTATACATTACGCTGTAAAAAGACTTGACATAAGTTCCTGAGTTTAAATATAACTCTGTCATACCGCCGGCATTGCTTTGAGTCTGTTTTTGCTCAAGTCTAAGCTGCGCTATTGTCATCAAAATGTGACCTTTGTTGCCAAGATTGCAGTAAGTATTTACATCTTCATTAATTCTACCCATAAATCTAAATGGTCTTTCAGTAGAACAAATAAAGCTATTCATACATTTTCTGCTAATTTGTCCGTCTAAAAATGTTTTGCTTAGACCGCTGCCTGCGCCACCAATGAAATCACCGCCTTGTGCCATTGAAAGCGTAGTAACTGAAGTAGATTTATAAAACTTCAACAAAACAGCAAAAATTTTGTCTAAATTTTTAACATATTTGTTAGTGACATATTTGCGCTCATTAGTAAACGACCAACGAAAATCTGTGTAATCGTCATCAAGCTGTATAAAATATTTGCAATTAACTTGTTTAGCTAACTCAAAACAAGCATTTCTAGCGTAAATAATTGCCCGTCTATCGCCAAAATTGTCACCTTCATCAAAACTTTTAACAATTTCAGACTTACTAAACACTAATACTTGTCCAGGGAACCGTTTTAAATACTCTGGCAGCGTTTTATCTTCATCGTCTACGACTAAGTATGTTTTGCCTGTATAACCTTTTTCTTGAATTGTTTTAAGGGTGTATACCCTGTCTGGTCGACCATGAGTCAGAATGAATACACAAAAGTCATCCATTTTGCTCATCCATGTAAGCATTAGCTAAATCATTGTTTAGCGTTGCAAACCCGTTTTCAATAGCTTTGTCAAAATCTACAATGACTAACGCTGACTGCTCCATTAAATCTTGCATTTCTGCGCTTGAATGTGCGTAATAGTCAGCAATTTTTGAAAAGTTAAACACAATATGACGCTGTGCAGCATAAATAAGAAACTTTTTATCTTCTGCTGACACATTTGACTCGTTTATGCGTTTAATCATTTGCATAGACTTCATGTGGTCAAATAGCTCATATACGCTAGGTTTTTGGTATTGAGGCACATAAACAGGCACAGACACTTTTTTAGTGTATGTAGACTCAATAAGTGCTTCTTCGTTGTTGTCAAATATGTCTAATGTTGGTTGCTTAAACACTATGCTCTCCCCATTCTTACACGCTCACGATACTGGCCTTCTGTTTCGCCAGGCTTTGGCAATATGCCTAATTCTTTACCTTTAGCTACTATGCTTTCAATGTTTGCATCCCATCGCTGCGTTGGCCTGTCTTGAGTTGTTTCAGACTTAGCAATCCACTCAGCTTTAAAGCCTACCCAACTTCTTTCACAACAAGTCTGTAAAGCGTCTGACAAACTAATCTTTGCTTTGCCAGCTTCTCGTATTAAACCTTTAAGGGCTGTTTCAGTCAATGGCTTTTTGGCAGCTTTTCTTACTTTCAAATAATCATTCCATAAAGACACATCGACACCTTCAGGTGGCGCTATAGTTTTTATATGGTTCTTGGTTAATGGTTCTTGGTTCTTGGTTGGCATTGGCTTAGCATTAGGGGGGCTATCGCCACCCTTTGACCACCTTATAGCTGCACCTTTGCGACCCCCATCCTGTATAGCATGGTACTTAGCAATTTCTTTGTCGGCTCTTGTGTTGTGCCATGTGTTATCAGCAAATTCAAAAAACTCGTTAAGCAAAGTATCAACAATTTCTGTAGTTGATTTGACTTTTCTTGCAAGCATAGCCAACTCATTAGGAAATGGCGCCTCAGTTTGATAATATAGGTCAATTAAGCGCCTGTAAGCCAAATCTTCAGCATCGCTTAAATGACTCGTATGACTTATGTAGTCACCTATATGAAATGGATAAAAATTCATTTTTTAAAAAAGTGCTGCTGCAAATTGCTCTAAACTTACTTTAGGCTTTGGCACAAATTTAAAAGACCAGCCTTCGTAAAGTTTAATTATGTATTTAACTTCAGCCCTGTAGCGCAGCTTACGCATAAGCTCGCCATTTTCATCGTAAATTAAATACATGATAAAAGTCCATAAGCAAACATAGCGCCTAATACTGCGCCTAATAAACAAGCGTAAATAAAATCTTTCATGTAATTCCCCTTTAAGTTAAACAGCCCTGTCAGTTTCGCCCATTTTTTGGGTTATTTTCTTGACCTAGGTCAATTTTTTGAAAAATAATTTAATCTTCGTCTTGCTCGCCAAAAGCGTTGTTTTTAGGCAACATCTCTGGCCATATTAAAAAGTAATTTTTAGGAAACAAATCCATGCGAGTTACAAGTCCGTGGCTTGCTTCTTCTATTCTTGCGCCTAGCAGCATATATTTGTCAGCGGGTATGCCTCTTATTCGCCAATTAGAAACTGCTGCTGAGTCAATTTTGCACATTCTTGCGACTTTTGCAGTACCCCCTAAAAGGTCAATAATTGCGCTGTCAGTTAGTTTTAATTTTGTATCCATTCACGAAGTTTAACCTATATGTTGTTTATTTGCATAAAGTTTACTTTTTTTATTTTCTTGTGTTAATATTCTTGTATAGCAATTTTGCTATGTATTTAAGGGGAACTTAAATGGATGAAATGTACGAATTAATGACTGAAATGGAACAGCGTTTAGAAACTGCTTTAGACAATATGGAATACAAGACAAGACTGTCGCAAGACGATGTAGATGTTATTCGTGCAGCTTGCGGCAAACCTAAAAAACGCAATGACCATGTAAATCCTTTGTTGCGTGATGTTATTAATGATTTTGGCGCAATCTTTGGAGGTGCAAAATGATGCAATCAGAAAGCATTGCCAATTTAGCTAAATCTCTAAATATCGTACAAGGGAAACTAACTTATGCTGTTAAAGACTCTGCTAATCCTTTTTTCAAAAGTAAGTATGCTGACCTTGAGTCTGTGTGGGATGCTTGTCGCAGTTTATTGGCTGAAAACGGTCTTAGTGTTATGCAATTCCCTGGTCTTTATTCCGAGCTTGATAAGTCTATGTCATTGACTACTATTCTTAGTCATAATTCTGGCGAATGGATTAGCAAAGAAATGTCTGTGCCTGTTACTAAAGCAGACGCACAAGGCGCTGGCTCAGCATTAACCTATATGCGTAGGTACGCATTAGCAGCAGTAGTAGGAGTAGTGCAAGCGGATGATGACGGCAATGCAGCGTCTAATCCAACCATTAAACAAACAGTAGTAAAGCCTAAAGAACTGTAAAGGGGATGAAATGGCCTATGTACCAAAAGAAGGAAACGGTAGCCTATTTAAAAATGACCGCAAAACGACAGACAATCATCCTGATTACACAGGCACAATTATGGTTAATGGTAAAGAGCATTGGCTTTCGGGTTGGGTTAAAGAAGGCAAAAAAGGCAAATTTTTTAGCGTTTCTATTGGCAAAGAAAAACAACCATTAGGATTTAAAGAATCAGGCGCTGACGAATTGCCACGCAACACCATCATTGATGATGATGTACCATTTTAGGAGCTAACATGAATAACGCAATTAGTAGCTTACTAGCAGAAAAAGGTGAATTAGTTATGGAGCAATTTAATGTTGATGAAGAAAGACAATTAATTGCTTTTGAAGCTAAAGACTTGCATGATGTTATTAATTGCGTTATTGAGCGTTGTGCTGAGTGCTGTCTAAGCGATGAAGATAGACGAGCAATTTTAAAAATGTGTTTTTAATTACACATTATGTTAATAAGGGGAAATTTATGTCAGAGCATTGGTATTGCGCCCAAACTGGGCAATCACGCTATACAACCATTGGTAAAAATGGAAAAGAGCGCTCAACTACACTTAGAGATGCCAAAGCTGCGCCTGGCACGCTTGTGCCTAGCGTCACAACAATTATCAGTCAATTATCAAAGCCAGGCCTGGACACATGGAAGCAGAGCCAAGCACTACTCGCAGCAGCAGACAATCCTAGAGGATTACAAGAGTCTGAAAAAGAATATGTTGATAGAATTTTATACTTAGCAAAAGCTAAATCCAGAGAGGCAGCAGACAGAGGCAGTCTTATACATGACTTTTTAGAGTCTTTTTACAGTCAAGAGTATTTGCCTGATATGCCTAATTATGTGCGTATAGTAGATGACGCTATTACATCGCATTTTGGGCCTCAGCTATGGATTGCAGAGCAGTCTTTAGTCAATCAAGAAGGCTATGGCGGTAAGTGCGATTTATATTGCAAACCAAAGCACGATTTTAGTGGAGTTGTAATTGACTTTAAAACCACTGAAAAGACGCCTGGTGACATTAAACCTTTTGGCGAACACATTATGCAGCTTGCAGCCTACAGAGAGGTCCTAGCCCCTACCGCACGCTGTGCCAATGTATATATTAATGGCACGACAGGTGAAGTAGCAATTTGCGAGCATAGTGAGCAAGATGTCAGAAATGCTTACGAGATGTTTTTACACTTGTTAAGCGTCTTTAAATTAAAAACTGGTTTAAACTAAACTTCGGGGGCTGAGGAGATTTCCCCTTTCTTCTACCATGTATGTCCGTGCATACCAGCCCCCACCTCATTCTAGGGTGTTAAGCCGCCAATGTAGGATGCAGTAATTGGGTAATTTTGCGGCTTTCTGACCCATTGTTAGCAACTGCTAAATACAACCCAATTATTTTTCATTTTCTTGACCTAGGTCAATTTTTTAATTCAAAAACTGGGTTAAATTACTTCTAACGCAGCAATTTTGCTGCTTAACAAGGGGAATAACATGGACTTACAAATGACTTCAGTATATGTAGGCAACACAAAGCTAGATGTAGATTTTTACATGGTTGAGCCAGAAGATGACATTGGCTACACAGGCAATGTAGAAATTGAAGATGTGCGTATTGCAGACACAGACATTAGCGTATTCGAGATGATTCACGCTTTAGACTGGGACAAATTTCAAAAACAAGTAGAGGCGAATGTATGAATATCAAATTAACATTAGAGCAACAAAAGCGTTTAAAAGCAGCGTCAAGCGGTGTATATGGCGATTTACGAGATAAAATGACAGATGAGCTTGTTGAAGCTACAACTAAAAGAATTGATGAAGTATTGTTTGAGCTACACAATGAGTCGCCTGAAGCATTTACTACCTTTGCTTATAAAAATCAACAAGGTAAAGTTATGTTTAGTAAGTTATCGCAATACTAATGGATACTTACATTCGCAGAGTTTTTGAGGGCGAATCCCCATGCGACAAGTGCAACCAACAAAATGAATGTAAAGAGTCTGAATTGGCTTGCAGCGCATTTAGCTACTATGTGCTTCATGGGCGCTTTCACGAACATACACCAAGGTATGCTACGCACAGACTGTTTAACAAAATTTTTAAAGAAGATGACAAAGCACTTAAAAACTATTTAAAGTCTGTAAGAGCTAAAGAGGAGATGGGAATACATGACTTATTTGAAGAATGAAATGTTTAAATTAGAAGGTCAAATAGACAATGTTTTAAAAATTAGCGGCACTACTTTAGACGCTAAAAGACGCATTGTTGCTAACTTTAATCCTTTATTTTATGCGCTTGGCTATAAATTAGAGCAAAAGCCTTGGCTCACTTACGAGGAAATGTATGGACATTAAATTACAAATAATTAAAGAAAATGAAGATGGCTCTGCTGACGCTTTAGTGCATTTTGACGCTGAAGGATTGGCAATATTAGTAGAAGCTGGCGTAATTAGCATTTTGCGTCAATATATTGAGCAAGAGAAAAAAACAGCTAAGAAAGATAAAAAATGACCATATTTATTAGTTTTTTAGCGTTAAGCGGTTTTATAGCTTGGTCAGTAATAGTTTTAATGATTATTTTAATTCACATGGAGAGCAAATAATGAACGACCACATTTGGACTACTTCGGGGACTGACATTACAATTCGTTGGAAATTATATGGTTATGTGCCGCCATCAGAATTGCCAGAATATCAAGCTAAATGGAAGTATTTTCAAGAGCTTCCATTACGCAAACTAGATGACCAAGCTAGAAAAGAGTACGAATTAGTCCTTAAAAAAGCTAAAGTCGTTAGGATTCGTTAGCCATTTCTAAGGCTTCTTTTTCTTCCCTGTCTACTCTGGCTAACCAACCTTTGCCAAAGATAGGGAAAGTTTTTAATGAACGGTAGTATTCCCTGCGAGCCTCAGAGAATTTGCCGATAATAGCTGCACAATTACTGTTGGAAATAAGCTCTCTTGTTTTTGGACCAATAACTCCGTCAGGTACGCATCCAATAGATGACTGAAGCAATTTAATGCTTCTGCCTGTCCCTGCGTTAATTCCCATTGAAAAGACAACAAAGTTGAGTCCCCTAGGTAATATTTCTCCATAGCAAGGTCTCCAGTATTTCTGCTCATATAAAGGGGCTACAAGCTCTTTGGTAAGATTTTTCATGGTATCGACAGGATGACCTACATACTCTTCCCAAACACGTTTGGTGACCCCTAAATTCGTTTCACCACCTGGGTCGTTAGGATTGTTTACCCAACCACCCTCAGACTTTAATACTAATTCTAAACATTCTTTAAAATTGTTCATTTGATTGGGGTTGAGTTGTGAATCATATTATCTTTAGCTTGACTGCTTGCTGAAGAACCAAAGTAAAAAGCAATAATGCCTGTCCATGCAGTACCAAGGCTACCTAACATCAACATTAGGGCATCAGAAGTCATAATTTTGCCGGACATTAATCCGCCTAAAATACCAAAAAATCCAAGGGTAACTAATATAGACAATACTGGAGGAATAAAAGACTTGGTTTCTTTTTGCAAGTCACGGGCAGAAGCACGGTCTTGTACGGCTAATTGTTCAAAATTAAGCCCCAATTCTTGTGCCTGGCGCTGTAATTCAATTTCAGCTTGTTTAAGGCTAGCAATCTGGTCAGCATTTAATTTACCGCTATCAATGACATCTTGGACTTTATCTTCGTCAATACCTAGTGCTTTGGATACCGCAGTTACGGCTAAACCAGCTAAAGGCCCACCTAAACAGGTAGCAATAGTCGGCACTAATTTCATTAACCAATCCATTATTTAATACCCCAAGTTAAATACCACGCTATCCATGCTGCCGCCAAAAAACACCAAAATTGCACTTTTCTGACTTTGCTTAAATCTTCGTCAAATTGTTTCTTTTCTATTTCTTCTAGCTTTTCAATGTCATTCTTTATTTTCAAAACTTGCTCCCAATCTTTACTGCCATATTTTTTTACAAATTCTGTTTTAAGCCTATATTCTTCTGCGGTAATTAAGCGTCTATGGCGGTATTCTGCAAGGGCTTTATGTATTGCTAATTCTTTTTTAACTTCAGCCTGGCGAGCTGCTATTCGTCTTTCTTGGGCTTTTTGCTTGGCAACATCCAATCCATCTTGCTGTATGTTTTCAATAGATTTAGATAAGCTCTTGCTTGCATCTCTGCTTGCGTCAAGACTTCTTGAAATTCCTTTAATGCCTTCTGGTATTCCGTAGTCCACATTTATTTGCCTGTGAAGTAATGGCTAATAAAGCCGATAAATGTAGAAAATGCAGAAACAATCATCATGCCTGCCCAAAAACCACCACGACCCTTATTAGCTAGTGCAAGCAATTCTTCCATGCCTTCTTCTAGCTTGTCTACTTTGTTGGTCAATGTATCAACTTTTTCCCAAAGTTGTCCATAGCGTACAGGGTCAATTTCAAAAGACATAACTCACTCACTTTTTAGGGGTTTTGCGAGTAGTCGCTTTTTTGACAGTTTTTCTTGCTACTTTTTTGGCGGCAGGCTTGACTTCTTTTGTAGAAATTTCAAAAGTAGGTTTAGCTTGAAAACCAAACTTGTCTAAAATCCATGTAAATGTAAAGTTCATAATTTACTCGTAAAGAATGTTAATTGAACCAGCATCAAATGTATCTGTGCCACCTACTGTAGTAATACGAACTCGGTCAAGAGTGCCTGATGTAGCTTTTGAACCTGCTATATTCATGGTTCTTGAAACATCGCTATTAGCCAAAGTTCCAAACAAAGTCCATGTATTTGAACCTAATAAAGACAAAATTAATGCACCATTTCTAAGCGATGCCGCTGAACCCACATCTAAAAAATCAAAACCAGAAGTAAATAATGAACAAGATGCTCCACCAGCACCATTTATTGAAGAACTTGAACCTAAATAGCCAGATGTTTCAACTGAACCGCTACCAATTTGAACTCTAAGATTATTTGTGCCGTTTGTAGATACACCATTAAAATTAATAGTTACACGCTTTACCCAACTAGGTATGCTAGTAAAGTCAATACTTGTACCACTTGTAGAAGCTACGGCAGTACCAGCAATAAACGCACCGCTATTGTCTAATACTCCGCTTGTGCCTGAAAGTTGTAATGACATATTAAACCTTAATGGCTCGTAAGCCTTCTAAAGTTGTTGCAGAATCGGCTAAAGAAGTTACATCACGCAGTCTTTGTTTTTCAGCAACGATAGCAGTAGTGTCAGCATTAGCTTCTAATGCTCTTTGAAATAGAACATCTTGTGCGGCTAAGAGTGGTTCTCTTTCGGCTCTTAGACGCTTCTTAGTAATTTCTTTAGCTTTAGCTAGGCTAACAGTAACTACTCCGTCTGCTAGTTCCCAAGCGTCAAAAAAGTCATTGTCTGTTGGTAGGTCAGAAGTATTAACAATTAAAGAACCAGCAGGGGTATCTTTAGCTTGTACGGCTTCGATTGAAATTTCGCCAGTAGGGATGCAAACTGATACACCGCCATTGGAGTTAGTAAAAATAATTGCTTGTGTCATTTTGTTTGTCCTTGATTAACGGAATATTGAAACATTTACATAAGTAGCATCAACATAACCAACTGCGGCTCTTGCTACTTGCATACGAACTGCTGTAGTTGTTGGAACACTAATGCTACCCCCTGTGCTTTGTGTATTAATGGATACTGCATTATTTGAACCATCATTAGATGAAGAAGCATTTACAGCGTAATTTGCATCTGTTAAAGCGTTTGTAAAATTAACTGTGTAATCGCCTGTGCTATTTCTTGTAATAGAAGAAACATTATAAGAAGCTCTAATAGTTGCAGTTGAGCCATTAAAATTTACCCAAACAACGCAAGGAGCTTTAACTAAATTAGTAGAAGAAGTGCTATTAGTGCCGTCTGAAAGGGTCGAGATTGTAAGTGTGCCAGCCATGATTTATCCTTAAGAACTGAAGATTGCCATTGAAGCATAATTAACATCACTAGCTTGAGCACCAGATGCAGAATATGACAATGTTGCTCTACAATTTGTAGTTGTTGGGGCTTGATAGTAAGGACTACCAACTATGCTATTAGGGAAAAATGATGTATATCCTGAAGTTGATAAATTTATACTAGCAGAACCGACAAACGCATAATTTGCATTAGGCATTGCGGTAGTAAAATTAAATGTGTAATCTCCAGTTCCATTTTTTGTAATAGAACTTATATTAAAAGAACCATTTAAAGTTGGTGTAGTTCCACCAAATTGACACCATGCTTTAGCAATACCAGTCATGCCATTTTGCGTGGCAAGAACTCCGCTACTTGCTTTTAGTGTGTCTATTGTTAATTGACCAGCCATAATTTATCCTTAGTTTTCAGTATTTTAAACAATTACCCAATAGCTGTCTGTCGGAACTGTTACTACAACACCTGTAGCAATAGTAATAGGCCCTGCTGAACTAGCATTTTTGCCAGTAGGAATTGTATAAGAAACGCTTACAGTTTGGTCATTTAAAACAAATACTTGATTTGTGCCACCGCCAGTAGCGCCACCACCAATAGATGACCATGCGCCATAGGTATATGAGCCACCTGTTGCATTTGCGCCAGGATTTGTTGCCATTACATAAGAAAACTGAGTAGCGCTTACATAAGTAATAACAAAAGAGCCGTTATAAGCGCTTGGTGTTGCGCCAGAAACTGTTACATAAGCACCTGTAGATAAGCCATGAGCGCCTGTAGTTGTTACTGTAGCTGTTGTAGTGACATAAGTAATGCCTGAAATTGTTACTCCAGAAATACCACTTACATAGCCTTCATAAGCGCCAATAGTAGTATTAAAACGAATTTCACCAGTAGCAGGAGTTGCGGGGCGCTGTGCAGTAGTACCGCTAGGAATTTGAATATAGCCTGTAGATGTGCAAGTTACATCGCCTGTAAAAGTAGGAGTAGAAAACTGTGCAAATTCAACAGAGTTTCCTGCTACTGTGCCTGCTACTAAATTTGTAATTTTATTGCTATTAGCATTTAAATTACCTGTCATTGGTGTTTGACCATCAGCAGCTACAGAGCCAGTTAAGGCTGTAGCAATGTCAGTCATAGTGCCATTAGCCCATACTGTAGCTATTGTTGAGCCTGGTACTACAGGATTTGTTGCTGGAAGTGTATAGACTCCGCTACCGTTTCTACTCATTTCTTTCTCCAAGTGCTTTATTTACAGCAGGACCAGTTACATAAGGCGATGTACCTCTTAATGCGTTTGCTAGTTGATTCATAAATTCAGGTCTTTTAAACATTGCAGCGTTTAAGGCAGAATATAAAGGGGCAGCGCCAACACCTATAGCTACTCCAGTAGGGCCAATGTTCATTCTTGACGCAGTACCAGAGTCAGGTACTTTAGAAGGCAATACTGAAACACCTGCGTCTGTTAAATCTTGCATTAATGCTTTGCCTTGTGCTGTGCGATTTTTGCCTGCAGATGTATCTGCTGCTTTTACTGCGTTTGCAAGCTGTGATGGCGTAAACATATCTTGAGTATTAGCCATTGACGCAGCTTTTCTTACAACGCTTAAATTAGCAAAAGATTTGTTTACATTGCTTAATTCTTTTGCATATTTAGGATTGTTTTCAGACAAAGTTGTACGCAAATTTACTAATGCTTGTTTATATGCTTCGCCTAGACCATTTTCGCTTGCTGTTGCATTAGGTGATAAATATTTTTTAGCTACTTTTGACAAATCTTCTTCTACTTTTTTGAAATCTATTCCGTCAATAGTGCCATTTTTGCTCATTCTTTTAGCAACAATGTTGTCTATATCATAGTTAAAAGTTTTGCCTAAATCATAAGGTAAATTTTGAGCCATATCACGCAATTCAGACATATTTGCGTTAAATTCTGGTGTTGCTTTAAAGTTAAGTTTAGGCAATAACTCGTTATAAGTATGTTTTACTTGGTTTTCAACAATTTCCATGCCTTCTCTGCCAGCAACATCAGGCACTTTGCCGCCAATAGGCTCTAATACACGCTTAAATGCAGCTTTGTCAAAACTTTCAATGCCTTCTCTGCGGCCTTTTTCAATCATGCCACCAACCCAAGGATAGCTAGTTAGTTTATCTTCTAGTCTTTTTAAAGCGCCACCCATTTTTTGGCCTGGTGTTAAATCAACGCCTTGATTAAGAAGATTTTGCGCTCTAGCAGTAATCATTGGACTAATAGCGTTAGTAACTGCGCCACCACCAATAGTTAAAGCTGTTGGTATTGCTGCGCCAAGAGCCAGACTTTTTGCTTTTTCTTTATCAAATTCTTCTGGTGTTAAACCAGTTTTTTCTGGATTTGCATAAGCTGTAGCCATTCCTGTGCCAATATTAGTTCTCAACATATTGCCAAAGCTAGGAATAAAGTTTTTTGCAGCAGTTATTTTGTTTGCTATTGCTGAAGGCCCTAAATTTTCGCCTATTAAAGCAGCAGGCTCGGTAGTAAATTTAGACGCTGGTCCTGCTTCTGCATTTAACGCAGCTTGACGCCTATTTAATAAATCTACAGGATAATCACCCATATTGGCTACAGATGGCGCTACTTTACCTGCTAATTGCCATGCAGCTTGATTTAAACCATAAAAAGGTTTTGCAACATTAATCAATGCAGAGGCAGGAATATTCATTGCGCCTTGCTTAACATTTTCCCAAGTTAAATCATTGCTTACAGGCTCAGCTTGTGCTGTTTGACCTGGTTTATCCCAAGGATTGCCAGTTTCTTCAGGTCTGTCCCATGGATTAGACATAATTACACCTTTTCCCAATTTTTCTGGTCATATTGGTCGCCACCTTTAAAACGATAGCCTTTACGCACTTCGCCAACTTTAGGTGCGCCAGGAGCAGCAGGCTTTTCATCTTTTGTATTGATGCCTTTTGCGCCATACCAATCTTCGCTGCCATACTTAGAATTAACATTGTTAATTTTTCTTTCAAGCATTGCATTTGTATTGTCAATCCATGTTTGCAAATCTTGAGCATTACCATAACCAGGGAATGAGCTTTTAGCTTGCATGATGTCTTTGTCAGAAGCAGGGCCAGGTGGCAGGTTTTGTAGCGTTTGCATAACAGAGGAAGCGTTAATTTTTGCTTGCGCTGCAACAGCAGGATTTTTAAATTGTTTAGCTAAATAGCTAATTGGGCCACCCTCATTAACACTACCAAATATTGACTCTGTATCTTTAACATCTTTAGAAGTGATTTCTTTTAAACCTTGACGCAATTCATTAGCTGTTCTAGCAATTTCTCTGTCTTTTGCTACTTCAGTTTTGCCAATAAATACGCCACCAGGCGCAATGTAATCGCCTTTCTTGTTAAAACGACCTTCACCCATGCCACTTTCACCATCGCCGGCTAATGGTCTATGAGGCGCTTGATAAATAACTTTACCTGTTTTTTCATCAATTAATGCGCCACCAGGAGCAACTACATGAGTTTTAGGCCCAGCAAAATCTTGCTCAAGAATTTTACTTGCCAACGCTTTAGAAGTTGCGCCACCTTCAGGAGCTATTAATGTAGCTAATGCAAGATTACGGTCAGGTTTCATAGCAGGCTGCACAGGAATATTACCACCAGTTGGTGTTGGGCCTTGCTGAGTAAATTCAGGTGTGCCGTAAAATTGATTTAAGCCTTGTTGCAAATTGGCATTTTGAGCCATTTGTTGTTTTTCAATAATATCTTTTTCTTTTTGAGCTAAATTTTCACTTGATTTTTGACCAGCATAAATTTTAAGCATATTAGCTAGACCTTCTAAAGGACTAGCACCAACAAAACGACCTGAAACCATTTGGCCTTGCAAATTTTGATTCATGCCTTGTTGTATTAATGCTTTAGCAAGCGCTTTTTGCTCTGCTAAACCAATAATTTCTGGATTTGTTTGTTCGTAATTAGCCATAATTTATTCCTTAAACTCCTAATGAATAGTCAGGACTTGATGCCAAATAATTGTTTGCACTTGCGCCTGCTGCATAAGTAGGGTCAGGCACAATATTGCCTTGTGCGTCTTTCATTTGACCTAATGCTAAACCTGGCTTTTGTTGCGCTCTTAAAGCATCAGCCAATGATTGCAATGGAGAGCCTTGTTTACCAGTCAATGATTGTTGATTTAATGCTTTCATTGCGGTCATATTTTGATTATATAAGTCACGCTGACTGCCAATGTTTTGCATTACTGGTGCTTGACCACTTAAATCAATCATTTGTAAGTATTGAGCAATATTATCCATTATGTAAATGTTCCTTTAGGCGACATTAACGCAGCACCACCAAGGCTAAACAAACCACTCATCATTGCATTGCTTCTAGCGTTTGCAGCATTAGCATTTGCTTGTTCACTTTGATTAGTGAGGCCCATTGCGCCCATAATGTCTGCGCCAGCAGTAGTAGCTTGTTGTGGCGCATTTACATAATTAGGAGTAGCCAAATTTTTAACATTAGCTGCTTGTGCGTTTTGTAATTGTTGTGCTTGTAAACCAGTATTTGTTCCGCTAATTACAGCACTTGTCATTAAATCATTTTGTTGTTGGTCAAATTCTCGTTTAGCATTGTTGTATGCTTCTGAACCTACTGGTATGCCTTGATTGGCCATTTTTGCGTCAAATTGTTTAGTTTGCATTGCAATTTGCGGACCAAGTCTACGCATAATTGAATCAGTCATATTTTCGCCAGGATTAATCCCATACATAGGATTATTTAAACTGCTTTGCAAATTAGACAAAGAAGTATTTATAAGTCCTTGTGTTTGGTCATTAGTGCCTTGAGTGGCAGTCCACATTGGATTGCCTTGTGAGTCTGTGCCAGTTTGGGTATATTTTAAAGAGCCGTATGGAGTTTCTTGGCTAACACGATTAGCTGCAAGAGCAGCCTGAGCCATTTTTAAATTATTGGCGGCAGTTTGATTAGCGCCACTCATATAATCAGGGGTTGCAACCGTTTGAGGTTTGCCAAATAATGTGTCCGTTACTGGACTTAGAATACCGCCACCACCACCCATGTCAATCTCCTTTTAAAGGCGCTTTAATGTCGAGCCATCGACAATTTTCACGCCTCATAGCTAATATAACCAAATCCCCATCTATATGGGCATCTTCGATATACGCTTTATCAACAAAACCAAGGTGTCGGTCTAACTTCAGAGCTTCTTCATTTGTAGAAGCTACTACCGCAATTATAACCTTAACTTTCAATGAGTTAAAGGGGTAATCAAAAGCTGCCCATAACAAATCTTTACTAATCCAATTTGGCATTATTGAGGCTATGTGCATACAACAAGATTTGTCTTGAAAATTAGTATAAGCAACAACTGCCGCTATTTTTCCGTCTATTTCTTGTCCTATACACATTGTTTCTTTGCCAAACTGTGTACCTAAAACACCTGTAATCCAACTTCTTAATTCTTCTTGGTTTTCTGTAGTAACCCTACGCATTACAGAACGCCACCTTTTTCCATTACATAATCGGTAGAAGTCCATTTAAAATCAATACCTTGCGATGCAATAGACAAGTTTATAGAAGCTGCAAAACCTAGTCCAGTTACTCCATACCATGTTTTTGTAACTAAATCGCCTGAGCTCCATAAAGCATCATCCCAAACAGATATATCCCAAACTCCGCCTGTTGTTGATGCGGGATTAAATGTAAGTGTACCAAACTCAGTTTGTGGCTCAAAATCCGTACTAATATTAACTGCTGTAGTTGGTACACCATTGTTTGATTGAAATATTGGGCGCACCATTGTGTAGCGTTTTAGCTGACCTGGGCTGTCAAAATAACTATAGGCTTGTTGGGCGGCAGCTTGAATATTAGTG